ATCAGATTTCAACCCGCTGACAGCCAACTTTTAGGAGGTGATTGGCCATGACGAAGCGCACTAAGACCGCGGCCAACACCTCACAAAAGGGATACGTCGTCGCGTCGACACCTCGGGTGGGCGATGCGTTCTTTTCGTGGCTGACGGCTGATCCGTTCGAGAAGGTCGCCGAGCTGGCGTGGCCGATGTCGGTGTCGATGTACACGCAGATGGAGAACGACGACTCGCGTATCGGGTCACTGCTGGGCGTGACATCGAAACCGATTCTGAAGACGCCGAAGCGAATCGACCCGAATGGAGCCTCGGAAGAAGTCGCCGAGTTCGTGTCGAGGAACTTGGATGTTCCACTCATCGGCGAGGACACCGTGCGCCGGCCCGGGCGCCGACGCGGCAGGTTCTCCTACGACCAGCATCTGACCGAGGCTGTGTCGCCGACGAATCTGTACGGCCATGCGCTATTCGAGCAGCTCTACTACCCGGGCAGCCAGGACCCGGACGGTAAGGGCCGGTTCTGGATTCGGAAGCTTGAGCCGCGCCCACAGTGGACGATCCAGAAGTTCAATGTGGCTGCCGACGGTGGGCTCGAATCGGTCACACAGAAGGCTCCGGTTCTAGCGCTGGTAGGAAGTGTGAACAGCGCTGTGCCGGCTGACATCCCGATCAATCGGCTAGTGGTCTACACCCGCGAGATGCGACCGGGCCTCTGGTGGGGCAAGTCGCTGATCCGGACGGCGTACAAGCACTGGGTGTTGAAGAACCAGCTGATGCGTGTCCAGGCTGCCGCCGCTGAGCGCAATGGGCTGGGCATGCCGACTGGCACTGCTTCAAGCGATGATCCCGATGAAGTCCGGGAGATGAAGGAGATGGCGTCGGCCGCGCGCGCGGGCATGCGGTCTGGCATCGGCCTGGCGGCGGGGCAGGGGTTCGAGTTCAAGGGTGTGCAAGGCGCGCTCGTCGATATCCAGTCGATGCTGACGTTCCACGACAAGATGATGGCGCTCGAGCCAATGGCCCACTTCCTGAACCTAGATCGCGGCGGCTCCTACGCGCTGGCGACGGTGCAGCAAGACCCGTTCACGCTGGCCGAGAACGCGGCACTTCAGTTCTTCATCCGAGTGGCCAACGAACACATCATCGAAGACCTGGTCGATATCAACTTCGGCACCGACGAACCCGCGCCGCTGCTTGTCGCTGATGAGATCGGCGCCAAGCAGGAAGCTACTGCGGCTGGCCTGAAGATGTTCGTTGATGCTGGCCTGTTGTCGCCTGATGTGTTGGTGGAGCAGACGCTTCGCCAGCGTCTCGGCTTGCCTGCGAAGCCTGAGGGTGAGCCCGCTGCCGAGCCGCCGGTGCAGCAGCAGCCTGCAATTGCCCCTGTGCCCACGCCTACGCCAGTCGCCGCCCGCGGGCGCCGTGTAGCCGGCCCTGAGCAGATGGCGTTGCTGTAGTGGTCGACGTCCCATCTCCGCCGGTGTTGGCCACGGTGGCGGGTGTCGAGCTCGGTTCCGTTGGCTACTGGAACATCTCGAACATCGACAACTGGCATCCGACAGCCGCCGACATGGCAGCGGCAGTTGCTGCGCTTGACTGTCCCGCGGTCCGACGGCCGGTGCTGAAGTTTGGGCACACCGGCGAGCCTGGTGAGGGTGACCCCGCCATCGGGAACATCGACAACCTGCGCCTTACCGAGGATGGGCAGACCCTCGTCGGCGACTTCGTAGGAGTCCCTGCGTGGTTGGCCGCCGCGGACAGTGAAGGCCGCTCGGTCCTGTCGTCGGCGTACCCAGACCGCTCCGGGGAATGGGAACACAACTACGCGTGTCAGGCCGGCCACACTCACCCGTTTGTGTTGCACGCGATGGCTCTACTGGGGGTTGTGCGGCCAGGAATCGGCACCCTCGAATCCCTCTATGACCTGTACACGAAGGCACCCGAGAAGGAGGTCGCTGTGGCTAAATCAGCTGTGGCGCTGGCGGGAACGACCGCCGATCAGATTCGCAAGGCTTACTACGAGGCTGAGCCGGACTACTACGTGTGGATTCGTGAGATGTTCGTCGATCCGCCTGAGCTGATCGTGCAGAACGATCGCGATGACTCGCTGGAGCGGGTCGCCTACACCATCACCGGTGACGGCGAGGTCGAGTTCGGCGACGGCCAGGCCGTGAAAGTCGAGTACGTCAACGCTCGTGCGTCGGTGAGCAAGCCTGCCGTGGCGTTTGCGTCGCGCGCCGAGGCCCGTCCCGCTGCGGCAGAGGCCGCACCCGAAATTCCTCCGCCTGTCGAGGCCGAGGCAACCCAAGAAAAGGAGGAGATCACTGTGACACAGCTCAGTGATGCCGCGTTGGAGAAGCTCGGCCTCGACGCCGGGGCCGACCTGGACGCGGTCAGTGCGGCGATTGTGGCCCTGCCCAGCGCCGAAACCCAAGAAGGTGCACCAGAAGTCACCGAGGCCACCGAGGCCACCGCGGAGCAGATCGCTGCGGCAGCCAAGAAGCACGGCCTGGTCGTGCTTGACGAAGGTGTCGTTTCCAGCCTGCGCGCCGACGCTGCCGCCGGCCGGGAGGCCCGCGACCGTCAGCAGGACGAGGACGACGCACGAGTCGTCGACACTGCCATCTCGAAGGGCAAGATTACGCCCGCCCGCCGCGATCACTTCCTGGCTTCGATGAAGGCCGACCGTGAGGGCACAACCACGCTGCTGGAGAAGACGCTCCAGGAGTCGGCGATCCCGCTGACCGCGATCGGTCATTCCACTGAGCCGGTGGAGAACGTCGCGGAGAATCCCGCCTACAAGAACTGGAGCTTCTGACATGTCCGGCGTGCCAATCGTTTTCAAGCAGGGTCCGAAGACCTACACCCCGGCCGACAACTCGGCCATCACCGGCGGCGACGTTGTCATCGCAGCCACTGGTGGACGCTGCGCCGTCGCAGGCGCCGCCGCGGTCAACGTCCTGGGCATCGCTCTCAACGACGCCATCGCTCCCGAGGATGTGGTCACCACATCCAGTGGCACCCCGCCGGTGCTGGCGGCCGTGCCGCAGGTCACCAAGGTCGCCGTTGCTTATGGCGGCATGGAGGTCGACGGCGTCACGTACACCGCAGACTGCGCTGAAGGCGTCGCCCTCGTGGCAGCGGCCAACGGTGACGTTTCGCCTGCCGGCGCAACGCCGGACGCCCGCACCATCATCGGCTGGTGCGCAGAACCGGGCGGCGTTGTCGTCGCCACCAAGGCGACCGGCCGCGTGCGGACGCGCTGAGACCACGACAGATAAAGGGAGACAACGAACATGACCACACCAGTCGTGACCATGGGTGACGGCCCCCGCCTCACCGTGAGCGATCTCGTCGGCAATCCGCTGATGATCCCGACGAAGATCAAAGAGCTGATGATGAATCAGTTCATCAGCGAGGCGCTGTTCCGGAACGAGGGACCGAACAGCAACGGCATCGTCGCCTACACCGAGGGTGATCCGACGTTCCTCGACAGCGATGTGCAGGACATCGCCGAGCGTGGCGAAATCCCGCTGGCCATCGGCCGCCGGGGCGTGCCCGTGGTGGCGTACGCCAACAAGCGCGGCCTGGGCGTCGGCGTCTCGCTGGAGATGATCCGCGAGAACAAGATCGGCGATGTGCAGCGCCAGATCAACCAGCTGGTGAACACGTTCACCCGGGCCGACGACAAGGTGGCTCGCACGCTGCTGCAGTCCTCGGCAGTGCCGTCGCTGGCCATCACCAACGACTGGGACGGCGTCAACGGCAACCCGCGCCTGGACATCGCCCGCGCCATCCGCCAGATCGCTGACGCGGCGCCGTCGGTGGCCAGCTCGGACGAGTCCTACGGGTTCGAGGCCGACACGATCGTCATGAACCCGGGTCTGCTGCCCACGCTGCTGGACAACGACAAGTTCCTGAAGATCTACAACGGCAACGTCGCCGGCGAACACCCGGCGTTCAAGGGGGCCATCCCGGCGCAGATTCTCGGGCTCGACGTGATCCTGTCCAAGGCTTGGCCTTTGGCTGAGGTTCTGGTGCTGCAGCGCGGTGTCATCGGGTTCTACAGCGACACTTGGCCGCTGGAGATCACGGGCCTGTACCCCGAGGGCAACGGCCCGCTCGGCGGCCCGACGCAGACCTACCGCTGCGACGCGACCCACAAGCGCGCCATCGCGCTCGACCAGCCGAAGGCGGGATACCGCCTCACCGGCGTGCTGGCGTGAGCAAGGGCGATCCCGTCCTCCTGGCGACGACGATCTTCGTTCTCCAGGAGGGTGGGAACTACAAGCAGTTCCACCGCGGCGAGACCGTCCCTGGCCTCAATGAGGAGCAGGTGGATCGCCTCACGAAGTGTGGTGCACTCGGCTCATCTGCTGACCTCGCGCCCGAAGTGGACGAGGTTGATTCGGTCGAGGACGACCCATCGACTGATGGCGGGAAGCCGGATGAGGACGCCACCAAGGCCGACTTGATCGAGTGGCTTGTCGACAACGCGGTGGATGCCGACGGTGCCGACTACACCGCTTCGAAGCTCCAGCCGCTCAACAAAGCGGCTCTGTGGGAGCTGATCAACGCGGTCGAGGACTGACGTGGGGTTCTACAACGTCGTGAAGCCGTGCGTGGTGGGCAAGCTCCACTACGTGCGGCCCACCACGGCGCCCATTGAGGTCGATGACGAGGTGGCGGCCCCGCTGGTTGAGTCGGGCGATCTGGCGCCCTACGGCGCCATCGAGCTGATGGAAGTTCCTGGACTCGTGGAAGTCTCACACGACAGTGGCGCCACATGGGAGCCTGAGGGCGTCACGGGTGAGCCTGAGGTAGAAAAGCCGGAGCCGCGTCCCCGTGGCCGACGCAAGGCCGCCGAGGACTGACGCCAGTGGCCGATCCGTTCCTGTCCATCGCGGACTTCAAGGCGGAGTACCAGGGCACGCTGACGGACGGCGAATCCACCACGGCCGAACGGCTGTTGCAGGTGGCGTCCGATCGGATTCGTGACCTGGCTCCGAACGCCCGCATGACGGACGCTCAGCAAGTGGTGTTTGAGGTTGTGCGGGATGCCGCGATGTACGGACACCTCGGCCCACTGTCGTCGTTCCAGAACATCACCAGCCGCCGCCAAGAGGCCGGCACGTTCGATGAGATGGCCAAGGCCGTCGAGGACCTGCTTACGCCCCGGCATAAGGCGATGCTCGGCATCGCGACCCGGCGCCGGCGCCCCGCGTACTACTTCGGGGACTGATGGGCGTCTACCGCATCGGCAACCAGCGCATCGGTGTCCGATTCAACACGGTGACTGGCTACACGGACCTCAACGAGCCGATCACTGAGACGGTTACTCGCTGGGTTGACAACGCGTGCTTCGAGATTCAGACGCCGTCTGAGCAGGAGAACATGACGGTCACCACGTCGGAGATCGGCTGGGCGATGCTGCCTGTTGCTGACAGCGTGGTGCCGGCCGTCGATGATGCTGGTGATCCGGCTCCAATTCCGTTCTTCATCAGCAATCCTGGCCAGGATGACGACGGTAAGCCGACGATTTCCTCTTCGGCTCGCCTGGTGCACAACGGTTTGGTGTACGTGATGCGGGGTGATGCGGTGCTCGAGGAGGACATCCGCGGCCGCCAAGATCACGTGTTCTGCCTGTGTGAGCGTGAGCAGGGCTGATGGCCGCCGATTACATTGCGGCATTGCGCCAGCACGTCGCTGAGATGGATGAGAACGGCAGCCTCACTGACGCCAAGATCGCTATGGCTGAAGAAGGCGTGGCCATCGCCCGGTCTCTCGCCCCTGTCGACACGGGGGAGTACCGCGACGGTATCCAGGTTGGCCATCGTGGCGCGTCGGGCGTCGGGGTGGAGTTCACGAACTGGAAGTCGCGGCTCGTCGAGTGGGGTACCGAGGACACTCCAGAGCACGCGGTGGCGGCAAAGACTGCCGAGCGGCTGCGCAATGGTCAGGTCGAGTGACCACACCGCTACAGGGCGAGTACGTCGGTGTCCCGGCTGAGACGTTCCTGATGAATTACCTTGCCCCGCTGGTGACTGCGGTGCCGTGGCAGTCGGCGATGGCCCCGAAGATGTGGGTCGCTGGTGCGCCGAAGCCTTACCGGGCGGTGCGCCGAATCACCGGTGGCCGCAGCCAGTACACCGATGAGCCGCTGATGCGCGTGCATACCTTCGCCGGCTCCTACACCGAGGCTGCGGCTGAGGCCGCGAAGAACGATGAGCGCGTACAGGTGCTCGTCAACTATCCCGGTTGGGGCACAACGCTTCCCAGTGGTCTGGTCGTGCATTGCGACTGGGCTGAGATCACTGATGCGGCTCATGAGGAGCCGTATGGTGCCGAGTCGGTCGTGACGCGTTTCGTGTCCGAGTACCGGTTCTGCTTGTCCCTGATTTAGGGCCTGAAATTCAAACCGGCCCCGGCAGCGTTCCAGCGCTGTTCTCCGGGGCCTAACCGACTAGGAGGTCGGCTGTGGGTAATCGTATCTGCTCAATCAAGGATTGCGGGAAGGCAATCCACGGGCGCGGCCTGTGCAGGAAGCACTACTGCAGATGGCAGCGCCACGGCGATGCGGAAGCGCCCGTGAGGGTCGTTCACGAAGGTGACGTAATCCAGCGATTCTGGTCGAAGGTTGACAAGTCAAAGGGCTGCTGGACCTGGAAGGGCGCAGTCAATAAGCGCGGATACGGACACTACAGCGCGGACGGCAAGGATGTTCTCGCACACCGATTCTCGTATCAACTGGTGACCGGCGTCCCTATTCCAGATGGGATGCAGTTGGACCACCGTTGCCATAACCCGGGCTGTGTGAATCCTGAACATCTGCGGATGGCTACGGCTCTGCAAAACAACGAAAACTATCAACCCAAATACACCCAAGCAAAGTCGGGTGTCCGTGGGGTTGATTGGCACGCCTCGAGTGGCATGTGGCGTGCTCGGGTGCAGCACAAAGGGAAATGCGTCTATTCCCAGCTGTTTAGGAATCTCGAAGACGCCAGGGCGGCTGCGATCGAGAACCGAAAACGCTTCCACACGTTCAACGACGCGGACCGCGCCGCCAAGTAGAAGACCGCCCCCGTGTACGTCGCACAGGGGGTTAACCGCCATCGGCTTCAACCGCTGGCACACCCCCTGGAAAGAAGGAGAAAACAATGACGATTCCTGATGTTGGGACCGACTGGATTTCAGCGGGAATGGACCTACGCGCGCCTGAGCTGCTGCGCCGCGGCACCGGTGTTGCGGCCATGTGCCGTGACGCTCGTGGCACGGCCACCAACCTGTCGCCGCACAACCCCGATGGCTCGATCCGCTGGTCGCCGTACGCGCAGGACATGGGTCTGCGCGACGACCTGCTGCTGATCAAGAAGCCTGGCGGTGTTTTCACGCCCAACCCGGACCCCAACGAGGGCTTCGTGCACCTCGGACCGCAGAAGGACGGCGATGGGCCGTCATGGAAGCCGAAGGTCACCAACGACCACTTCATGATCCTGCAGGACATCGAGCCGTACGACACCGAGATCACTGAGCTCAGTGAGCCTTTCAGTGTCACGCCGGTTGATACCGGTACGCCGTGGGTTCAGCGCCTGCAGAACAACAACCCGTTCTCGGATGAGAACGGCGACTCGCTGATCGGCGACGTGGGCGTGTCCAACGCGGTGTATGCCCGCGGGGAGAGCTCGTTCAACCCGGGGCGCCAGTTCCTGTTCTTCCGCGTGCGCCACTTCAACGGCAAGCCCATCTACTCGTGCGACGTCATCCCCTACGCGAAGTCGGATGACAAGGGCAACTACAAGATGGACAAGAAGGATTCGGAGGCGGCCGAGCTCACATACCTGCCGACGCGGGATGGCTTGTGCATGGCCATGATCGACGGTGTTTACCGGCCGGTGACCACGTACCGCATCTGGGGTGGTTCTGGTTGGGCGGCGCTGGGTGGTCTGGCGACGTTCTCGGCGACTCTGCCGACGGGTACTCCGGGCGCTGGCTCGGTGACTCTGACTGTTCCGGCGCCGACGGGGCCGAACGATCCGTTCGAGTACGGCTTCCAGTACACCACCGACGACGGTGCGACCTGGAGCTCGGTCGTGCTGGACGACACCCCGACGCTGTCGGGCAGCGATGTGACCGTGAATGGCTCGGTTGCGGCCGGCGCCAAGAAGTTCCGTGTCGCAGCGAAGGGCACGAATGGCCTGTGGTCGTACAGCCCGAAGTCCGCGACGGTGACCATCACCTAGAAGCCCCTGCCGGGTGCGTGTGCGGGCTGCTCGCGCACTCGGCAGGTCGCCAACCCTGCAGCCCAATCCCTTAGCAGCCTGAGAAGAAAGCAGCCCAATGTCTGAAGATTCGGAAACCTACGCCCCCACAAGCCCATCGCAGGCCGCCGAACAGGCCGCCAAGTTCCTCGGGGTGTTCCCGGGTGTTGGGTTCGAACTCGCGGATGGCAAGGTGTGGCGTCTGCCGATGCCGAGCTACCTGCCGCCGAAGATGAAGCGCCGGTATCTGGAGCATCTGCGGTTCATGGCCCATGATCTCGACACGGAGAAGGTCACGAGTCGTGACCCGATCACCGACAGGCTGACTGAGCGCGAGCAGACGGTGTGGCCGCTGCAGTTTGATGGCAAGCTGGTTGACGAGGATGAGTTGCTGTGTGTCGCCCTGATGGCGGATGACAGCGACGACGAGGGTCAGGCCGCTCGTGATGCGTACCTCAAGGACGGCACGCTTCCTGAGACGTACGAGCAGTTCCTGGCCGCCGATGGTGTTTCTGGCCAGGTGCAGGTGCACTGGCGCATGATGAACCTCCAGCTAGAGGAGCGTATCAAGCGCGATCCCAAAAGTCGTTGACGCCCTGTGGTTTTGGGTCCAGTGGGCCGACGAGATCGAATCTGACCTACTGACCTACAAGAGCCTGGATATTGGGCTCTGGTATCGACTGACGATCAACCCGGACACCACCGACCCGTACTTGTCGAGCCGGCGCCTGTTGGTGCTGCTGGAGTTCATGGACGAGGACGGTGCGTTCAAGACGGCGACGCGCGGTGGTGGTTGGCCGGACTGGAAGCGGATGTTGGCCGAGGGTGTCAACGAGCAGTACCGGATGCGGGCGTCGTATCACGCGGCGCACAGCACCAAAGAGAACGACGTCCGGTTCGATCCGAGTGAGTTGTATTTCCTCGATCCTGTCGAGCGCGAATTGCGTGATGTGGCGGTCAAGCAGCAAGGCGCCGAAACGGATCAGGCTGTCTCGGATTTCAACGCTGAGCTTGGTTTTGGATGAAAGGTGGTGAGCACGCGTGGACCCGATCTTTCTGAGGATTGAGCCGGAGCTTGATCAGCGTGCTGCCACTGCCACGATGCAGCGGGCACAGCGCGTCTATGAGCAGGGCGCGCGGGATATCTCGCGCGTGATGCGCGATCAGATGAACCAAGGCACAACCGCTGCTGCCCAGGGTTTCGGCGAGCTGGAGACCAAGGCGCGCAAGGCTTATCTGTCGATGCAGGACGCGTCGGAGAAGGTTGCCGCTGCTGAACGTAAGCATCAGCAGGCGGTGGCGAACGGTGCGGCGAATGCGGAGTCTCTGGGCCGGCGTGTTGAGCGGGCGCGGCTAGCCGAGATTGAGGCGATTGAGCGGGCGACGGCGGCTTACAACGAGTATGGGCAGGCTGCTCAGCAGGCAGGGCAGCAGGCCACTGGCGGTTTGCGAGGTGCCGTAGCTGGTATCCGTACTGCGGGCGGCGAGGCTGCGAGTGGGTTTATGGAAGGGTTCGCCGGCTCCGCTACTCTCATGCGCCTCGGCACTGCGGCTGGCCCTGTCGGTATCGCGATTGCGAGTGCCGCTGCTCTCGGCATTGCTGGCGGAAAGGTGTTGGCGGACAACATCTTGGCCGGCATGGATCAGCTGCGAATGCGCGACCTATTCCAGGCACGCCTGGGCGTGGATTCCGGGACCATGCAGAAGATCGGCGACATCGCCGGCGCCTCGTACGCGCAGGGTTTCGGCGAGTCTGTCGAAGGCAATCTCAAGACAATCAACGCCGGCATTCGCTCGGGCTTGATCGGTCCGCGGTCCTCGGATGCCGATCTGGCGAAGTTCACCGAGCGGGTGGACACCACCAGCAAGATCACCGGGCAAGACCCAACCGAAATTGCAGCCAAGACACGCAACCTGATTCGCAACGGGCTGGTGCGTGACTACACCGAGGCGCTGGACCTGCTGAACTCCGAAGCGGGCAAGCAGCTCGACATCAGTGGCGACCTGCTTGATACCGCCGAGGAGTATGGCACCGCGTGGAAGGGTGTCGGGCTGTCTGCTGCCGACGCGTTCGGCTTGATGAAGCAGTTGTCTGACGCGGGTATCCGCAACACTGACGTGGCCGCCGATTCGCTCAAAGAGCTGTCGATCAGCGTGGCCGACGACTCGAAGACGACGCGGGCTGCGTTCGTGGCGTTGGGTTTTGATGCGGACGAGATGAACCGCCGGTTCGCTGAGGGTGGTGCCAGCGCACGTGAGGCGTTCGGCGCGGTGCTGACTGCGCTGCAGGATATGAAGGACCCGCAGGATAAGACCAACATCGGCTTGGCGCTGTTCAAGACGAAGTGGGAAGACGCGAAGACCGCTATCAAGGCGGCAGACCTCAAGACCGCAGCGACGGATATGGGGCAAGTCGCCGGCTCAACTGATAGAGCTAATGAAGCTATCAACAAGCACGCTGATTCATGGGGGAATCTGGGTCGGAAGATTGACGAGGCTTGGAATAGCTTCCAACGCTGGCTGGCAGACACTGGCCCCGGTAACTTTCTCGCGCACACGTTGCCGGATGCGCTCAGCCGGTTCTTTGATGACCCGCCGAAACCGTATGTCGCTCCGCCGCCATCGAGTCCCGCGCAATCTGCTCAAGACCTGGGGGACCTACTCGGCGCTCCAGGGCCCGCAGTGCAGGGACCAGGAATCAGCCATGGCGTGGACACGTCTCCACAGCGTCCGGTCGCGCCGACTGACATCCCGGGCATATTGGGCACGATCCTGACGCCGAACCCGAACCTACCTGTTCCCGGTCCGGGTCTACAGCATGGTCCGCAAGGACACTACTCGCCTGAAGACGCTGCCGGGTCAAAGAGCCTTCCGCCGGCCCCGTCGTTGCCGTTGACGTACACAAACACCGCTGGCCTGCCGTCGGGTATTGCGAACGCGCAGCAGAGTTTGGATGAGAAGGTTCACGACGTCGCGGAGAAGGAAGCTCGTCTGAACCAGCTGAAGCAGACCAACGTCGCCACGGCTGACGATATCCAGAAGGCTGAGAACGATTTAACGAAGGCCAACCAGGACCGGCTCAAGGCTGAGCAGTCGCTGACCGACGCCCGGATCAATGCGACGAAGCAGGCGAACAAGCAACTGGCTGGCCTGTCGTCGGATATGGATCAGTTGGGGTCGCAGCTCGACAAGGACTTCGGCATCTCGAAGGGTCTTGGCGGGATCGTCGAGAACGCGGTCAAGGCGCTTGGTAATGCCCTGGCGGCACCGCTGCTGCAGGCGCTGGGCTTTGTAGCCAAGGCCAACCCGAACGAGGGCTCTGGACTGGTGGGTATCGCTGCGGCGAACGGCATGTTCGGGTCTCAGTACACCCCGGGCGCGATCGCCATGATGCAGGCGTCTCAGCGGTCCGGTGGCGGCGGATATCCGGGTGGTTATGCCCCAGTGGCGGCAGCCGTTGGTGGTGGTCAGCCCTATGGGCTGCCGAACGGTACCGATATTCGACAGGGCGCCCCGGGCTTCCCTAGTTGGGTTTACCAGGTGGCCAACGCTTTCGGGTTGCAGGCGAGCACCTATGCCGGCCACCAAGAGGACAAGGGCCAGGGTAATCAGGGCATTGACTGGTGGGGTCCGGTTGAGAATCGGCAGCGGTTCGCCGAATGGCTCGCGCAGAACCGTGGCATGCCGGGGCTCGAGGACGTCATCTTCGAGAACCCGAACACCGGTCAGGACATTGGCGTCAATAACGGTCGCCTTGTCGGAACGCCGGGTAGCGCGGACCCGGGCTACTTCCGGCGCGGAAAAAACGACTTCGCCGATCACCGGGATCACGTTCACACGACGCAGAGCGAGTCGCTCGGCCTTCCTGGAGCTCCGCAGGCGACAGATTCGCTGAATGGTCTTGCAAGTGCTGCGAACTCGGCTGCGAATGCCCTCGGTGGACCGGGTGGTGGATGGAACGCTGACTGGAACACCATGGCGCAGAAGGAGGCCAGTGGGAACTGGTCGGCGAACACCGGCAACGGGTTCTATGGCGGTCTGCAGTTCACTCAGCCGAGTTGGGATGCAGCCGGTGGTACGCAGTACGCGCCGCGCGCCGACCTGGCATCTCCTTATCAGCAGGCATTGACGGCCGAGCAGTTACTGCAGATGCAGGGTCCGGGTGCGTGGCCGAACACCTTCACTCCCGGGTCGGCGGGGCCTGCCGCTCCTGGCGGCGGACCGATGTATCCCGGCATTGGACCGTCGCAGGCACTTCCGGGCATCTCACCGTTGGGGCAGATGACGCCGGCGGTTGGTGGCGGTACTGCGTATCCGTCACAGGGTGGCAACTCGGGCAATATATTCGGCGGTCTGCCGTTGGACGGGATCATGGCCGCCACGTCCGGTTTGGACCTGATAGCTCCGGGTGCTGGTGCTGCGGCGAAGATTGGTATTCAGGTCGCGAACCGCACGATCGGGTACGCCGCGCAGAACGCCGGCATCCTCGCGAACGGTATCGGTGAGTTCTTCTCGGTCGGAGACAACCCCAAGGGCAGCATCGGAGCCGGATGGTTCGGGAAGCTCGCCGGTGGTATCGCTGGTGCCGCTCCTGCGTTGCCGAACCTTGCTGGCGGGAAGAAGCCTCCCGGCCCGATGGAACAACCCGGCGGCCAGCAGCAGGGTGGAAACACGTACGGCGACACCAATATCAATGTGGAGTCGCGTCCGGGCGCGTCCGGTCAGGAGCATGGCGAGCAGATCGCGGCCGAGACTGGCCGCATGTACGCGCCGGCGGGTCGTCAGTGACCGCGCCCGCGCCGAAGCGGTACCCGGCGAATCCAATTCTGCCGCACGGTGCTTACCACTTCCTCAAAGGCCTAGGGCCGAGTGTCCGTCTGACGTCCTACGACGGCACGGTCATCTTCGACATCATGGGCGGCGCTTCGATCGCTGACAAGTACGCCTCACCAGAGTGTGCGCTGCTCGATGAACCGCCGAAAGGTGTTGGCGGGGCGTGGAAGGCTACCGCCCAGCAGGGCGCGAACGAAGACGGCGAGACGTTCCTGTTCGCGGTGAATGAGGCGATGGAAACGACGTTTCCGCTGCTGATTATGGGTCGTGACGCCGCGCACATGGCGCAGGTCCGGCAGACACTCGTGAGCTCAGTCGACAAGACGAAGCTCGCCCGGTTGCGCTGGTGGACACAGAAACTCGGCTACTGGTGGGGCGACGTCCGGCACGCCCGACCGTCTGTCGGCGGCTACGACACAAAGCGGCGCGGGGTCAAGTACGATCTGCATCTGAAGGTCGACGGTGGCTCGTGGCGGACGTTCGATCATGTCGACGAGTTCCGGCTGCCGTACGACTCGATGAAGGACTCCTTCGACGTTGATTACGTCGAGGACAAGAACATGGGTCCGAATTGGCCGCTGTATTTCAGTGGTCCGGGTGGTGGTTACCCGTACACGCTCAAGGGTGCGATGCGGTGGCGTGACGATACGACGCGGACGTTTTTCACGGAGCCGCGTGCGTTTGTCGCTGGCCCGTATGCCGATTTCAACACGGCGACGGACAACCAGGTCATCAGCATCGTGTTCGATTCGCTGCAGGAGTGGGGCGCGTCGAATGACATCTGTGGGCGCGTAGGCCGGACGGCGACGGGCCAGTGGAACGGGTACATGGTGCGTGCGCGGATCACCGGACCTTGGATCGAAGTCGCGGCGTACAACAACTTCCACAAGACGATCATCGCGCAGGGTTTCGCGTCGATTCCGATTCCTCCGGGGATTGGTGATCGGTATCGGTTGGAGTGTGGCGGCCTGGATAAGGACGGCAACTTCAACCCGCGCATCTTCCGTGTCCGTCGCGGTGGGGCCACGGTATTCACCTGCAAGGACAAGGCCGGTGTGTCATCGCTCGGTGCTTCGTTCCGCGGTGTCGGCACCGGTGGCCAGGCTGCGGGCGCGTTGGTCACGCAGGGCACCCCGGCGTCAATCCGGGAGGTGTCGGCCGGCGACCTGACTTCATCGGCGCCGACGGGATACCTGACGCGGATCAACGTGGGCGATCAGGACATGTGGGACCGCTACACGCTGTACGGGCCTGGGACGTTCGAGATCGCTTCCGGGCCGGGCGCTAAGCAGACGGTGAAGATCGGGCCGCTGCTGCCGAACCAGGTTGTGCAGTTGCGCACAGATGGGACGAAGCGGCGCATCATTGATCTGACGTCCGTGCCGCCGACCGCTGCCGAGTTGCTGGAGAACAAGAAGGCTCTGGCTGAGTTGGATTCGTACGCGCCGATCAAGAACGTCGGTCCGACGCGGCAGTCGAACGCGTCCGAGTTTGGTGTTGTTCCGCCGCAGGGGAATCTGCATCGAATTATCGATGGTTGGTTCACGCATCCGATTCCGGCGAAGTCTCCTGGTCGCAAGGCGCAGGAGTACCGGGTGTCGGTGAAGATCACGAACGGTAATCCGGATTCGCGGATCATCGCTGCGGGAACGCCTTTGAGGAAGCTGCCCGCCTAGATGGCCATGGTCGTACACCTCGTTCCAGGAGAACAGAGGTGCGGTCTCTGGTGCCCGAAATGCCTGCTGCCGAGCGGCATTGAGGTGTTCCTGTACGTGCTGCGCGACGATGGCCCGCAATGCGTCGGGAAGGTTCGCCGCTGCGACGAGTGTGGCTCCCCGCTGTCCCTGGGTGCTGCGTCATGAAGCTGACCGACGCTGAGGTCGAGCGGTGGAAGCGGGACCTTGACTCGGGTGATAAGTGGCGTGAGGCTGAAGCGGCTGAGGTGTTGTCGCAGTCGTTCGCGGCGGACGACACCAGCATCACGCTCACGGCCTGTGACTACCTGTGGCGCGACGTCGACCGTATCGGCGACTTCATCGAGTTCACGTGGACGACACCGAGAAACCTTGCTCCACAAGCAACGCTGACGCTCGGGGCCGATCACCATCTGGTGCCGTTCTTCCGGACGTGTGAGCAGACGATGGTCGGCGTCCTGTTCGAAACCGAAGGCATCTCGGAGGCGTACTACGTCAAGAAGATGCGGGAGAAGCTGGACGCCCGTGGTGTCTGGACGTACGTCATCGAGCTTGTCGGCATCTTCGACATCCTTAACTACCTGGTGATTTGGCCGTCGTGGTACCTGCCGATCCAGGCGCAGCCGTTTTCGCACGCGATCTACGCCGGCCCTATCTGCACCTGTATCGAGGCGATGGCGGCGGAACAGGCGCTGCGCATCCAGTCGGGCATGTGGGAGTTCGTCAACAACGCACTCTCATTCAACCCGGACGTGCGGGCCTGGTTCGGCACGGTGCTGCAGGGATTGAAGCGTGACGGTAAGCCGTCGACGATCCTGAAAACGCCTCTCTACGTTGTCCGTACGGGTCTGCTGCGCGATGGTTCGCCGCTGTACGTAAAGACCATTCGGATGACGACGGTGGGGCAGACGATCACCGAGATCACCCCGGCGTACGGCGTGGATGTGCGGGTGTACCTGTGGCGTCCGGGTATGCCTCAGCCTGATAAGTGGGCGAACCTCGAGGTCCCCACCTATGTGATGACGGTGAAGGACCGCAGTCAGATCGAGGGTCCGACGAAGACGATCCTGGATTCGGCGATCCGCACCGTGGTCGATGTTCAGGGTTCACTGTTGGGCAATACCCTTTCGCCGCTGTTGAATCCGGATGGCAAGTACGCGCCTGAGGGTGTGTATATCGCGCCGGCGCTGGGTGTCGACTTTGTGCGGCCGTACGCCGTGTTGGTCACGCCGGACAACGTGATCACTGAGGATGGCGACGTTGTTCGTGAGCGGTCGCCGCTGCTGTCTTGCGAGATTGCGCATACGACACCGCTTGGCTGGCAACACATTATCGGTGGTAAGTCGCCAAAGTGGTTGAACGACTTCATCAATGCATTCTTCGCCTACGTGATCGACGTGGCTCAGATCGTGTTGGGCTTCACAGGCGTCCCAAGCAACCTGCTCGACGGGTTCCTGAACGACTCGTTCCTGGCTTTCCAACTCATCGAGCACTATGTGCGGCGCAACAGTGTCGGCCCGTACCACCCGGCGATCGAGGTGTTCACCTCCACCAACAGCGCCCCGTACAACATCGAGGCCCTGTTTCAGTTCATCCAAGTGCTTTGGAACAGTAGGGGTTACACGACGGCGATCGCGACGTTCCGGGGTCAGAACGGCCCGTACAAGTTGGGTCGGGACATCTTCCCGGGCGCGCTGATGACCTTGGTGTACGCGTCCCGAACGAAGCTCTACACCGACTACATCGAGCTGGTGTCGGGCAAGGTCAACCGCAACACGCGTGAGTTGACGGTGCAGATGGGTGACGGGAAGCCGCTGGAGCACCCGATTGCCCAACTTCGACGAAACATCAGCGAGGCCATGGCGGCTATCAACGTCGCCTCGCTCGCACCGAGTTCTGGTTAATCCGAGGAGGTTTCGTGGCTGAGATTCTGTGGCGCACCGAATACCGCGATGGTGTGCGGTGGCTGTTCTGCAATCTCGCCGAGTTGGGGTTCCGGCTCGATGACGATGGCCAGGCGTCGGGCATGTTCCTGGCGATCGCGGCCCCGCTCGGTGGTGTGGCGTCGCTGGGGAACATTCTCGCGAAGGGTGATCAGGGTTTCTCGCCGTCGATCGAGATGTCGAGCTTCGTCGAGCTGGATGCTGACGATCCGACACCGGGGTCGGTGTCGCTGAACTTGCTGGCTGAGGCGACGGACGTTTCGGGCCCGGTGTACGGCCTGGACGTGGTGTTGCATCGCGGCGCTACTGGCGAAACGGGCACGGTGATCATCACTCCTGGCGACTACTCGGAGGACCCGCAACTCGGTTGGGTGCCCGCTGTCGCTGCTGGCTTGACGGCGTTCGAGCTTGTGCCTCAGCGTGTTCCGCAGATGTACTGGCCCGCGACAGTGACCGACGTTCCTACCGGCACAACCTCCGGGTACACGATGACGACCATTCCTATCGCTGCCGCGCCGTTCGACCGCTACGTGATTCCGACAGGTGAGGTGCAGGTAGTCGCAGCGTCCGGGACCAACCTGCGCTGCGACCTGGTGGCGCACCTGGACGACGAGACCGGCACCAAGATCGTCGGGCGCTCATACGGTGTCGCGGGAGCCAAAGACAAGCTGTCACTGATCGGTTACCCGCCCGCCGGCACCACATCATCGGCCACCAAGATTCTCGCGAACAACCCTGCGAACGTGTACTTCCGGACCGAGAAGCAAGCGGGTTCGTCGGCGTACTCGTCGGTGGCTGGAACCGCGCTCTTTGGCTGCATGACGGTGCCCGCGTGACCGATGGTCCTGACTGGGCCGAAACCCTCAGCGCGGTCAAGAAAGTCCCCGGTAAGGGGCGGACGAAAAACGACCGCCTGGGGATGGACCAGGTCGCGCAGTGGCAGGAGTTCCAGCAGCAGCGGACGGGCGCGGATGTCGCGGTTGCTGTTGGCGCTGTGGATACCGGCGACGACTTCGACGGCTGGGGCGCGGTCACCGAGTGGGCCAGCAACACCGTCGGAAACATCCAGGGCGTCCTCAACGGCATCGTCCGTGGTTGGCGCGGCATCCCCGACGCGGTTGGTTCGGCCGACGACGTTCAGGTGATTCTCGGTGAGGCGCGGCGGGTCCAGTTCGGTATGATCACGCTCGGCGACTTGTCGGCCGCATCGAAGAACGTCCCGTTCTGGGTGTCGTCGAATCCTTTTGAGGACGTGAGTTTTCCGCGTTCTCAGCTGCAGGCGGTACCCGTCTACACGATCACTGGCACCACGGCGGAGGCCGGCGACCGCGATGGCCTGCATAGTCATGGCGTCGGTTCATTGGCGCTGTCGAAGGGGACCCCGCTTCGGCCGCTCTACACGATCCCGGCTGGCACTCTCGCGCTCGGCGCCGTTCGGGTGGGTACTGACGTAGCCGACAGCATGGGCGTCGCGCGGAACACGGTGCGGTTCATCGCGGGCGGCGATACTCCCGGTGGCGCGCTGCTATGTGGGCTGTACAAGATCGATCCCACAACCGGGACGACGACTCTCGTCTACGACTTCGGCGACGTCTCCAACGAAGTAGACACGGGCTCGAAGCTGTACGAATGCTCGCTGGAGATGACGGCGGACATTACTGCCGAGGCTGGAGAACTCTTCCAAATCGGGTTGCTTCCCATCGGCGCCAGCTTCACTGTCGCGGGCATTCCGCGATCCGAGATCGTCCCCGATCCAGTCATCTACCCTCAGGCCGCTACTGAGCTGGTGTCGGGCCAGTCGTCGTTGCCGTCGTCGGTGACTGACGCGAGCATGACGCACACTGCCACGCACAGGATTTGGGTGTCTCTCGGCGTGGCATTGGCGGACACGGTGCAGCCGGTCACAATCGTCGTTGACTTCAATGCCTATGCCAACAACGGCAACTGGAGCTCGCCCGCGTGCGCGAACTTCCAGAACGACGCGAGCGCAGTGTGGGCCATCCAGGACGGCAAGCTACGCGTCTCCGGTACGAGCACCCTGGGAGCGATCGGCTACCGCAAGGCGTCCCTGGTGTTGCAGCGATGCGACACCGACAACATTTACGCGGAGATCGTGATCGGCTCCGGCTGGACCAACGCTGACAGCGGCTACGCGGACCGGGCGTATGTGCGATCGAACGTCTCGGGTACCGAGGCGGTCGGGATGTTCGTGCAACAGGACGGGACTGCCGACGCAACGGTCACCATCCAGACGGTGGCCGACCTTCTGAACACGGGCACCACGCGGGCTACGAGTTCGAGTTCATTCAAGGCCGACATCGGCGACGTGTTCCGCATCGAAGCTGTGTACGACGACACCGACGGGTATACGACGTATACCTGCTACCGCAACGGTGTCGCGATCCCGGGCGCGGAGTGGGCCGACACCGGCAATGTTGCGCCGCGCGGGGTGGCGTGGCGTCGAGTGGCGTTCTCCGCGCACTGCGCTTCCTACAACTTTAGCGTATGGCGTCCGGCGTCGATCGACGCATTCCGCGCTGGCGATCTGACCTAACGAGAAGGGGATTTGATCATGGCTAATGGGCCTTCGAAGTGGGTTATCAACTCGATGTGGGATGCCGCGTTCTTGGGCATCCCGTTCGTGGTCAACCAGGTGTATGTGCAGTTCCATTCTGGCGATCCGGGTAGTGGTGGTACGGCGAATGTTGTTGCGCTTGACCGGCAACCCGCATTGTTCGAGCGGGATATCGACGGGCACTGGCGCACCGCTGGAGCACCGATGGAAGCACCCGTAGATGTCGCAGATGTCACGATCACTCACATCAGCCTGTGGGATGCGTTCACCACCGGCAACTGGATCGCGAACCTGATCGCGAACCAGCCGATCCCGGTCGTTGAGGGTGACCTGCTGATCCTGTCCGACAAGATTCAGTGGACCGTCACGGACTGGATTTCCTGATGCCGGTCGTGCGCGTATCCACTGCGCAAGTATCAAACCTGCTCGCCGGTAATCTCACCTCGCATACCATCGAGCGCCCGGTCAATGTGAATCCCGTTGCCCCGGAGCATGTGTACGGGATCGTGGTGTACGGATTCACCGGAGACGTGGATTTGACCGGCGACACCATCACGTGCACCTGGACTGGCGGTACCCCGCTTCCCCTGTTGGCGTCCCCGCTGCTGTTCGGGTCGGACAACAACATGCTGATGGGCTGGATCGTTGACGATCCGTCAAGCGGGACTGTGCAAGTCGCGCACTCTGGGATAGCAACGAGCTTGTGGGCGAAGGCGCGGTTCCTGACGGTGGGTGTGTGGTCGCAGGCTGATGCACTGGACCTGGATAACATTCAGTCCGCCGTGGTGAGCGCGGTAGGTTCCTCGAACGTCGCGTCGCACACGATCTCTGTGCCATCGATCCTGCCCGCGTCCCGTGTCATCGCCGGGCACCTCGTGGGGCGCGGTAAGAAGATCACCGCATACAACGGGACCAAGGTCGCGGCGGCGAACTCTGCCGGTACGCCGAACTCGCCCTCGGGTAACGGGCAGATGATCCTCGGTGAATGTCGTGGCGCAGCGTCGGTGAACTCGACGGTGACGCAGTCCCCGTCAACCGGGTTGTGGGCGACGCTCGGCCTGAACATCGATCCCGCGCCGGTTGTGTTCGGCGCGAAGGGTTCTCACAAGGCGGGTAAGGGTTCGTTCGGCGCTTCGGTGTACCGGTTCGCTGAGCCGCACCCTGATCGCCTGTACGTGGTGCCGCCGATCGGTGCCGCGAACGATCAGGTGTTGGCGGGTAACTTCATCCGCTCACTCGATGGTGTGCCGATGCCGGTGTGGGTGAAAGACCCCGACGACACAAACGATTACACGTTCGATTGGTCGAACCATCTCGCGGACGACGACAAGATTATCCACGTCGAGTGCACGATCTCGGGTTCGTTGCGCATGATCTCGCAACCGGCTCTTGATAACGCGGGCGTGCTCACTCAGGTGTGGATCACCGGCGGCACCGTGAACGTGACCCGCTCTGTTCGTGTGCGCTGTTCGACTGCGCATGGCCGTCGGTTCGACCGGACATTCTGGATAGCGGGGTCGCAGGGCTGATGACCGTATCTGTAACTGGCACCGTGGTTGACATCACGGGCCGCAAGGATTCTCGCGAGTGGCGTGCCTGGTCTCCGGTCTACCGTGCGGGTACCGGCGGGGCGGTGGTTACTTACCGTGAGCGTGATGTGCAGGTCGTCGGCGGAAATTTGACGGCCCAGCTCGAACCGGGTCCGTGTTTCATCGAGAATCCCGACGGGCAGCGGTGGATGGTGACGGTGCCGGATCACGACACGGAGCTGTGGCCGTTGATTGTCGCTTCTGTGGAGATTCCGCCCGATACTCCTGCTGATGTGATTACCGCTGCGGTCGTGGCGTATTTCGACGCTAATCCTGTCGAGGTTGGCCCTGCTGGTCCTGCGAATGTTTTGTCGATCGGCACGGTTACCAGTGGCGCGTCGGCGTCGGCGTCGATCACGGGAACATCGCCCGCGCAGACGTTGAACTTGGTGTTGCCCCAGGGTGACCAGGGTCCCCAGGGCGTGCAGGGCGTTACCGGACCGCAGGGTATCGAAGGACCACAAGGTGTTCCCGGTGTCAGCCTGGATATTCAGGGCAGTGTGGCGACTTACGCTGACCTTTCGTCGCTGTCCCCGGCTCCAGTTGATGGTCAGGCGTGGATTGTCAACGCGGACGGAAAGCTCTACTTCTACGATGGCGGATTTCCCGCTGACGGCTTAGGTGTTCCGTTCCGTGGACCGCAGGGTATTCAGGGCATCCAAGGTGTACAGGGTCCGCGGGGTATTGCGGGACCGACCGGGCCTACTGGTGATACGGGTCCCGCTGGACCTACGGGACCACAAGGGCCGCAAGGTGATACGGGACCTACCGGACCTGATGGGCCGATGGGACCGACTGGCGCTACAGGACCTGCCGGACCTACTGGTGATACGGGACCTGCTGGACCTACCGGTCCGACTGGCGCGACAGGACCAGCAGGGCCGACCGACTATGACCTGATTACCAACAAGCCATCTACATTTCCCCCGAGCGCACACACTCACCCGGTAACCGACCTCACGGCCACCGGGCGAACAAGCTCCAACTTCCTGCGGGGCGACAACACATGGGCGACCCTCAGCGCCGTCACGGTCAGCGAGTACACCACGGCTGGCGGTGGCGCGACGGGTGTCACGGTCCCGGCCGGAATTAAAGGTGTATGGGTCCGTGGCATCGGTGCGGGTGGCGGAGGCGGCGGCGGTAGGTTGGACGGGCCTACCAATGTCAACCGTTACGGCGGAGGAGGCGGTGCGGGCGGCAATGTGGTCGATCAGTTCGTTCCCGCATCGGCTCTCGGGGCCACATACACCGTGGGCGTCGGTGCGCGCGGCGTCGGCGGCGCTACCGCTGCCTCTGTCGGTAACCCCGGCAGTGCCGGTGGTGATGCAAGTTTCTCGTCTGGGTCGGTGACACTGATCGCGTCAGGCGGCGGGGGCGGAGCCGGCGGCGGTGGGACGGGATACGAAGGCGCTGGCGGTGTTCCCGGTCCTTATGGAACTTCAGCAGGCACGGCCGGGGGAGCTGGGGTTACGAATGCCGGCCCGACACCTGCCGCCAATGCGTTCCTCGCGAACCGGGGAGC